TTCGGACTATATCCGGAAGAATGGTGCAAGTCTACAGCGATTATGGGTGGAAAATAGACCAGGAAAAAGAAACACAACAGATATTATCAGATATCAAGACTGGAAACCCTCAAAATCGAGAATTATGTTACAGTATCCAATCTTTTACACACGAAAACAATGGTTTGGGCAAAACATATGTTGAGATTGATTCCTATAATAATAAATTATATTATGTAAAAGATGGTCAACTGGTATTTGATATGGATTGTTTAATGGGACAAGAAATGGATGAGGTTCTTGAACTAAAACAGAAAAGAAAAGATACATTATCTTTATTTGATCTTAATTGTTTAGCGGTGCGCTATGAGCAACGATCCGGATTTTTATCCTCTTTTGCAGATAATTCTACAGATACAGATTACGATAATGATAAGAATAAAATTTTATCATTATCAGAAGGAATTTATCTTCATCCTGTTTCTATCCTTGATGACCGAGAACTTTCTACGAATTGCATTCATGTTACTCAAGATAACATGGATATTTTATACGATACTCTTCCAGAAAATATCTTCTTTATTTGTTATTAAAAAGATTTTTTTACATTCTATCATACTATCTATAGGAAAAAATAATAACTAAAGAATCGTTGCACACGACTTGTAAAGGAGAATTATTTTATGAAAAAGAAATGGAACAAGATTGTTGAAGAAATTCTTAAAATGGATAGTGATATGAGCAAATTGAGTGATTCAGAATTACGTCACAAAACGGACGAATTTAAACTGCGACTAAAAGAAGGAACCAGCCTCGATTCACTTCTCCCAGAAGCTTTTGCTGTTGTTCGAGAAGCTGCTTTCCGTGTAGTGGGGATGAAACCATATCCTGTTCAAATTATGGGCGGTATTGCTATTCATGAAGGCAATATTGCGGAGATGGCTACAGGAGAAGGGAAAACTTTAGTGTCTACTATGCCAGCTTATTTAAACGCTCTGGTAGGAAAAGGGGTTCACATTGTTACTGTTAACGATTATCTTGCAAAACGTGATGCCGAATGGATGGGGAAAATCCATGAATTTTTAGGATTATCCGTAGGATATATTTTAAATGATTATACTCCGGATAGAAGGAAACAAGCTTATAATTGTGACATTACTTATATCACAAACAATGAGTTAGGATTTGATTATCTTCGCGATAATATGGCTAAAAAAAGCACAGATATTGTACAACGGGGCTTACATTTTGCCATTATTGATGAAATTGATTCTATTCTTATTGATGAAGCCAGAACTCCGCTTATCATCTCTGGAAATGAGAGTGATGCATCTTCTTTGTATATTGCCTGTGATATTCTCGCCCGACAGATGCAAAAAGGAAAGGGCGATGGAAAATTAAAAAAGATTGATGCCATTCTTGGAGAAGATATCGTTGAAGATGGAGATTTCTATGTTGATGAAAAAGATAAAAATGTTTCTTTAACAGTTGCAGGTGTGGAAAAAGTAGAAGACTATTTTCATATCGAGAATTTTTCTGCACCAGAACATCTTGCTATCCAGAAAACAATTATACTTGCTTTGAAAGCTAATTATCTGATGTTCCGGGATAAAGATTATGTTGTAAAAGAACAACAGGTATTTATCGTTGATGAATTTACAGGAAGAATCATGAAGGGAAGACGTTTTTCTGATGGTCTACATCAGGCAATTGAAGCAAAAGAACATGTCGTGATTCAAAAAGAAAATAATACCCTAGCAACTATCACATTACAGAATTTCTTCAATAAATATGATAAAAAAGCAGGAATGACGGGTACTGCCAAAACAGAAGAAAAGGAATTTAGAGATACTTATCATATGAAAGTATGTCCAATCCCTACAAATAAACCAATCAGTCGTGTCGATGAACCAGATTCATTATATCTTACAAAGAAAGAAAAATTTCATGCAATCATAGAAGACATTGTAAAAACGCACGAGAAAGAGCAACCAGTATTGGTTGGAACAATCAATATTGATACTTCTGAGTATTTAAGCCGGAAATTAAAGGAAATCGGCATCAAACATCAGGTATTGAATGCAAAATATCATGAAGCAGAAGCAGAAATCATTTCTCATGCTGGAGAAAAAGGAATGGTTACAATCGCAACAAATATGGCTGGACGCGGAACAGACATTATTCTGGGGAAAGAAGTGTTAGCTCTAGGAGGTTTACGTGTAATTGGTACCGAACGTCATGAATCTCGCCGTATCGATAATCAGCTGCGTGGACGTGCCGGCCGCCAGGGTGATATTGGTTCCTCTAAATTCTACCTCTCATTGGAAGATAATCTCATTCGTCTATTTGGCCTTGAAAAATATATCGAACTTTATAGAAAACTTGGAATTAAGGAAAATGAAGAGATTACTCATAAAACAGCAAGCAAACAGGTAGAAAAAGCACAGAGAAGAGTAGAACTTAATAATTACAACATGAGAAAACAGTTACTTGATTACGATAAAGTCAACAACGATCAACGAGAATTGATTTATGCAGAAAGAAGGAAACTTCTAAATAAAGAAAATATTCGTGAAACTATCTTAAATATGCTTCGTGATGTTGCAAACTCCTGTATTTCTTATGATAAGAAAAATAAAACATGGGATGTATCTGCTCTTAATGATTATTTAGAAAAAGATGAAATGATTACTATTTCTTCTGATTCTACTCAAAAAGAGCTCTCCAAGACTGTATTTGAGATATTTTTTAAGAAATATCAGAAAATTGAGGAATTGATTACTCCGGAACAAATGAGAGAAAATGAAAGAAGCGTCCTCTTAGAAGTTATTGACAACAATTGGATGCTGCAATTAGATAATATGGAACATTTAAAACAGAGCATTTCCCTGCAATCTTATGCTCAAAAAGATCCTGTAGCCCAATATAAATTAGAAGGTTACAGCATGTTTGATAGAATGCTCGCTTCTATCCGAAATGATATCGCCATTACATTTACTCATATTTATTACGAACCTGCAGAAGTATAATTATATTGCAAAAAGATTTCCTAGCTATAGCAAAAGATGGTAATCATACAAAAGCCAGTTCAGTAACCTTATACTGAACTGGCTTTTGCACACATTACACATAAATGTCTTTTTACATTATCTTCATCATCACTGCCTAAGAAACAGGAAAATCCCTGTTTTTTATCAAAAATCTCGCATATGCGATTTTTCTGTAAATATTTTTTTATTTATCTTTCTTAGAAAGCTGTCCAGATTTTATGAAAAAGATTTTTTGTTAAGATTTTCATAATCAAGATACATTAGTTTCGTCATGCATTCATATAGAACCATGTTCCTTGTTGCAGAGGATTCATTCATTTTTATATGGCGTTCAATAATACGGTTTAATGCTATGTATAAATTAAGGGCAGTAGTATTCTGAGAATAATTTGTTATTTCCTCTATTACTTCATCTGAGAAAAGCTTTGGCAGAAAATTGGAAGTATTTACTATCATTTTAAGAGTTTCTGCAAAATCCGTTATTGTAATATTACTAAGCTTTTGAATCTGTTTGACAGAGTTCAATAATACTACGTCAATATTCTCCAGTTTCTCCTTAAAATCTTTTGGTGAAATATCCCCTTTATGTTCCATGTTTATTCCTGAATCAATAATAACTCGTGCATTATTAATGTCGCAGAAAATAGAAGCATATACCTTGGACTCGCCAGTATCGGATGTCGCAAATCTTACTCCAAATTTTAAGGAAAGTATCGAAGATTCATTTAATTTTCTTCGGATTTTTGATTCGATTTCTGTTTCATTTAATAAATATTCTACTATTGTTAAATCATTTGATAAAACAGCTTTATCAAATAAATATCTTGGAAATTTTTCCTGCAATTTCCTCTCCAATACTTTTAACAGCTGGTCTGTTTCTAATACAGAATAATTTTTTGACAAAACAGATACTATTTTTCCATCACGATATAAAACTTTACAAGCTTCCTTTTGTAAAGTAAAATCTCGACATAATCGCTCTGCTCGTTCATTTGCAGGCAGATATAACTTACTATTTTTATTTTTTGTACGCAACATAACCGGACAAAAATCGTCTGCTCTATTCAAAATAGAAGAATAGGCAGAATCTTTTACCGGAAAAGCTGTTATTTTGTTATGATACGGCACAGTCAGAAAGATCCCGTGTGACTCGATACATTCTATATTTTCTTTTACAGTCCAATCAATATTTTCTACCTTTTGCGTGTATCCATCTTTTTTTATTGTAATGTTATTACACCAACTTGGGAAAAATAACGGAAGATTAGGAATGCCTACAGCTCCTAAGTCTTTTATCTGTACTACAAACCATTCATCATTTTCTTTTCGAAAATCTAAATATTCCTTTAAAATCTCATAATCTCTAGTTACCATTGTTTCATCATCCGATGCAAAATATTTCTGTATTCGATGCATCTCCCTTTTTTTAGTATCTTCATACTTTTGAACTTTTCTTAATTGTGAGAGAATTTCTTCTGCACTCTGATTCCCTTTACTCTCATATCCCCCAATATAAAACTCTATCTCCAATAAATTTTTTTTACCTCCCTCAGAGAAACTATGCTGAGTTACACAGCATAATTCTGATTCATTATTAGGGATACTCAAAGCCCAGCCATCCATAAATCGTTTCATATCATATGGAATATTGTGTTTATCACACAGTCTAGATAACTTTATTATTTGTCTAAAACGTTTGTTTAAAGGAAAAACATGTTTCATAAATTATCCTTCTTTCTTTTGATTTTTAGACACTTATGATTATTTTTTTTAACCTCCCTTCCATCATTAACTATGTCTATTTATAAAATGACAATTTATAAGGGTAGATAAAAAATCATTTTTTTCTATTCTATCATACTATTAATGAAAAATTTTAATCTGTAGTCATTATTGTTTTAATCCATAATCACAACCGTAGTAGTTCACTCGGGTATAAGAAAAGCCTCGATGCGATCGAGGGGAAATTTTCTATTAAAAGGAGGAAATGTTTATGAGAAAATCATTTACTATACTTTGTCTACTTCTTGTTATATTAGGAGTAGAATGGGGTGTAAAGGCAAAAATGCCAATTAACCGGCCGTCAAACATACAAGAAAAAGAAGAAACCCCTTGGTATGAAAGCAGATATTCTACCCCTAAAGCTGATGCCGACTGGGTATTAGATGAAGAAATCCCAGTAAATTATATTCCTGTGCCAGGGAAAGATAATATCTATATGCAGGTTGATAATAACGGTAATGTAAAAAAATATTGGAAAAGGACTCAGCAAGCAGATGGTTCGTGGGTCTGGTCTAAATATGATCCTAATATCCCTGATAATTATGAACCTGTCAAAGGATTAAAAAATGTATATAAAGTAACATCAAAGGATGGTACAATTAAATACTTAAAATATATTCGTAACAAAGACAATTCTTTCGCTTTCGTAGAAGTAGACAAGAACGGAAAATCTATTGATGAAGGAAAGAGTGCAGAATCCGTTCCTAATAATTATAAACATATTTCCAAAGATGTTTATGCTGTATATGATAAAAATAATGTCTTAACTGGGTATCGAAAACGTGTAAAAAATAAAAAGGGTAAATATATATGGAAAGAAACAGATAAACCAAAAACTTCTTCTGATGATATAAATGCTATTAATAAAGCTTTAACAGGAGACTCTGCTACTAAGGCTGCTTCTTCGACTTCCGCACAGAACAATACATCATCAAATAATGAAATTTCTGCTATAGGAAGTGATTCCAGCAATCAAAAAAGATCCAATAATAGTGACGGAACTTATACTGTAACAGAAACCTCACAAGATACAAAAGTTGAAAATGGAGTTCGCATTACTTATGAAACAACAATACAGAAAATATATAAAAAAGATGGGACGTTATTAAAAACAAAGAAAATCGGACCTCAAGTCATAAATAAAGAAACTTTAACAGCGGCTGACAGTCCGGATAAGTCCAAAATAAAATCTACACTTGATAAAGAGTTAGCAAGAGTAAGTTCTCGCGTTGAGTTTGATACTAAAAAAGCAAATGATGTTCTAACAAAATTGAACGCCCAAAGAAAAAGTGAAGGATTATCTTCTTTGTCTATGGATACAAGCAGTGAGGCATATAAATTGGCATGTATTCGTGCTGCAGATATGGCGATATATGATTATTCAAGTTCTACAAGTCCAATGTACGGAACATTAAATGATATGTGTAATTTATGGAAAATTAGTTCTTCTCATCCATCTGAAAATATATGGAAAGCACCATCAAAGACAGCTGATGAGATTCATAGTCGTTTCCAGTCAAATGACGGCAGCCGGAAAATAAGAATGTCAAATGGATATTCTAATGTCGGTATCGCTGTAATTGAAAAAAATGGGAATACATATATCGCAGAAATATATCTTTCTTAAAAAAAATCCCCGCAATAAAATGCGGGGATTTCTACATCTAACTAAGCTCCAAAAACGAGATGTATTTCCTCATCAGTCTCTTCTTTAGCAGGTGTTAAAGGAGAAGAGGAATCATCATTGTCATCTAAGACTACTAGAACAACATCTTCTTGAGGATGAAACATAGAATAATATTCCTCAGCTTCTTTATCATTTATAGAATCTAATACTATTTGGCCAACATGTGCATTTTTCTCGTCTTCCCATTTATTTCCTGTTTCTCCAACAAGGTAACGAGATGATTCTAATTTTTTTAATGCTCTGCTCAATGCTGTTTGCACTTCTGTTCTGTTTATTCCTAATTTTTGTGCAATCTTTGTTGCACTAGAAACTTCTTCTGCTCCAATGCCGAAATGATATTTTATAACATTTCTTTCTATAGATGGTAACTCATCGATTGCTTTATACAATCTTTCAGCCAGTTCATTTTTCATATATAAAAATTCAGGATTTTGTCCAATATCTGAAAAACTAGGACTCTCAACAGGATAAGCTTCCAGGCTGGTAGGCTTTGTAAGATTTATTCTATCCAACTCTTCCTCTACGCATTTTACACTAATACTGGTATAATTTGAAATATCCGATACAGTTGGAGTGAGACCTCTCTTTTTAAAATCTTCGATGCAATTCTTAATCTCATTCATTCTCAGAGAATGATGAGTTGATGATTTGTTTGATACTTCATTTATAAATAATTTAATTTGATGAACGATTGCATAATGTGCCCATGTAGTTGGTAATGACCTTCCGGGATCGTAATCATCAATATTTTCCATAATACCAACCCATGCTTCATGCATCATTTCTTCATAATACTCGGTTTTGTATGTAGAAAAATATCTATTTATTTCAAGTCCAATAAAACCAACCAATTCATCGTATAATTTGTTTTTTGCCGCTGTACACACCGCTTCATTTTCACTGTGGATATCACATTTTATTTGTCTAAAAAGTTCGACTTTTTCTTGTCTATCAGTTGTATATTTCTCTTCAATATCTTTTTTTCTTTTTGCTGACATATCTTTTCCCTCCATAAGCTGTTTTTTATTTCTTTTACCCTTAATCCATCAGGCAGAAATAAAACCATCCGCAATAGCTGTTCTTTTTAATGCATCTCTATTAAATGACTTCATCGCATTTAAATATTCTAAACACCATTTCACTTCTAAGGGGTCTTTTACACAATAATGTGTCGTTTTTCTCCATCTTTCAAAAAGTTCGATAGCATTTTCATTTGTTTTAACATCTACGTCATTTAATAAAAATAGCACGATACTTTTTAATGTAGCACTGTTCATTTTCAGCCCTCCTTCCCCAGTCTCTTATTAGTATGATAGATTAGCATTTCATTCAGGATTGGTGTTCTTTGTATTTCTTATTATACTCTTATTTTAAAAAGGGCATTTTTTCTGTAGAAACTTTTTTTATAAAACCCGTTTGGTCATATTCATGCTAAAAAATCAGACACACTGCTATTCTGACATACTATATATAAGTAATAATAATTATCAAACACATGCAGAAAGCCGCGGTCAACTTCAGCTGCCCGTCGGTGTATCACGAATTAGAGTAGAAAGGAAGAGAATAACTTATGGTAATTTATGGATATAGAATAAACAGTATAGATATGAAAGAAGTTTGGAATAAAATCGCAACTGTACAGAAAAATTTAAACAAAATCGCTTTTAAATTATATCATGAGCAACTGGGCAAGGAGATTGCTTTTTTATGCGATAATATTACTCTTAATGTTCTAAGTCGGGAGGATGGCATATCCATCTATGATTCAGCAGTACAAATTCTTAATCAGCGAATTGATGCCTCGCAAAGGGCTAGAAGCAATACATTATACAATTATAATGTGTTTGCACATATTATTCCATACAAAGAATATACTTACATAAAAATTGTTTCAGCAAATCAAAAACTCCTTAAAGCATTTCAAATCTTTGAAGAATACAGCCTTAGTGAAATGGAGTGTAAAGATCCAAAAAATAAAAAAAAGATAATCTGGGATGAAATTTGTTCTATATGTACGAAAAAAGAGCCTTTTTCTATCAATTTGTCCATATCCAATATTGATCCTAAAAAAGAGTGTATAAAATACCCTTCTATATCAGAGAGAGCTGAAATTATTGCTCGATATAATGTACAAAATCATTATCTAAATGAAGTAGCTGCAAATTCAGAAATCCCTCCAATTCGCTTAATGCCTTTTATTGACGATATGTTTGAGTTAGTGGGACAACATAAGGAAGATATTGCTCGCGAAAAAGCAGAGCTTCTTAATATCCTCCTCGCTCTTGAAGAACATCCAGAAATCGTTTTTGAGACAGAATGTTCTAAATCTTATAACTGAGTACTCTGCACGTGAACCCTCCCCGCCTAAATCAAAGATTATAGACGGGGTGTGTGCTTACTGGCAGTATAGGTTTTTTTCATCAAAAATCAGTAGCTGCATGACGTTTCATTCATGTCCATGCACATAACTGTAGATTTTATGAAAAAGTTATTCTGTTCGTTAAAATTTCATTCTTATAAAAGATGATAAGAAAGATGATATGGAGGAAAACTATATATCATCTTTTTTTAAATTTTATAAGGAGGATTAGAACATGGAAACAATTAATAATGATATTTTAAGTGATGGTTTTCGCCTAGAAGGTTCTTGGGCATCGGATCTTAAAGATGCTCTAAAAAAAATGAACGAATCGACAACGATATTAGAAATTGATTCTTCAGAATTAATTATGTATTCTATCATTGATATGCAGGAGGATAACTTTGTATTAGCCAGACTTTGTCCGGATGAGATTAATAACGAAATGTTTTTTCCAACTACTCGGCAAAAAGAATATTTGAAAAGGGAGGGCAATTATGGGAAATTGCCTATTAAAAGTTTGAAAAATAAGGGACTTACATCCGAACTAATTAGAGATATTTATGAAAATGGGTTCTTTTTTCAAATAAAAGTCAATAAAAGATGTATCACATTAGTTCCCTCAAAATTATTTTTAAGTACATTATGTAATCAAATGGAATGCGGAAAAATGCAGATTGGTAGAAATATTTTCCGAGACCTTTATCTCTGTTCACTTTTACAAAATAATGGACCATTTAAGATTATTTATCGTACAGACAACAAATATGCAGGGCGGCTTTTAGGAGCAACATCATGCAGATTCTTAATCACTCCTGAAGATGCCGTTCAATCTATATGGGATGAACTAAAAAAACACGACAATGACAACTTTAGAATTTATTTTTATAGCATTACACATATGAAGACTGTAATCAATTTCATGAAAGCCTCAGAGATAACCATATGTGGACACAAATTTCATTTTGGATGCCGCTTTTCTTTTTCTGATATAGCAAGAGGTTCCTATTCATTAGAATCAACAATTATCTATGGAGGGGCAATAATTCCGCTAGATGATGTATCTTTAAAAAAACATGTAGGAAAGTTTTTAGTTAAGGATTTTGTAGAAGATTATTGTAAAAAAAATATAATAAATAAAGTCATGAATAATCTTAATAGAGCTTCCAAGAAAAAAATATCTTCCATAAAAAATACTGTAACCGCATTTCTTAAAAGTGCTGAATTTTCAAAAGCTAATGGAGCGAAAGCAACGAAAGCACTTATGCAGGACGATGATTTTTTTTCATCTATTCCTGATCAAAGTGGTACTGAATTTGATGCTATCTATTGTACAGGAGCAGTCGCAGATTATTACTTGCATCAAAAAACAGAGATACAATATGAAGTATTATGTAAATGTATAGGAAAAGTGTGGAAAGAAGGGCTGAAAAAATATGCAAAATAATATAATATATGATAATGAGAAAAATATCTATATTTTTGGAATGATTTGTGATACAAAAAATGAGGAAGATGTCACTTATTTAAAAGTACGGCCCTTTTTAATGGATGGACCTAATGATATGCGCACAATACGCTGTACATTTGATGCAAAAAAGGCTGCATCTAAATTAACAAGGGGAGATGTGTGCATAGTAAAAGTATGTGAAGATGTAGGAAATCCTGCTAAGTCTGATGCTATAAAATTTTATTCTCCGTATGATACGAGTCTTTATGCTTCTTTATACATCATTTCTGGAGAGTCTATAAAATATATTTCCATTGGAAAGCCCGTATCCCAAGCCTTATGTCCCAATGGCTCTTTATGTCTATCTATAGATGAGAACAATCGTAAAAAAAATATTCTATTTACTCCATCAAAAAGACAGGTAGCTTTATCGAATATTCTTGTTGCTTTAGAAGAAAATAGAATACTTGCTGTATTTCACAAAGGAAAAGATGGTATGCAGATAAATGTTATGTAAGTTATTATATTAAGCTTACACGGAGCTCCAATAATGGGGCTCTTTTTTATTTATTACTTTAGGCAAAATTTCATACTAAAAAAAGAAGAAAGATTGTGGAAGAAAGGAGGTTTATAACACAATTCTGTTATTCTTCAAAAAACGATATCTCACTGACAGGAAGTGAAGCACCGCCGGAAAGAACATCAGCATTCAGCCTTCGCACAAAGGAACCGGCTGTAGATTAAAATTTATAGCGACTGAGGATTAAAGTAAACAAGATTATAAAGAAAGGAAATTATATGTTAAAGATTAAAGATTTTGAACTGGATAAGACTAATAATACGGTATTACTAATCACAAGAGTGGAAGAGAAGGAGACTAGAGCCGGAAAACCCTATTGTTGTATTGAATTTTCTGATGGAGAAAGTACAATCAAGGCTAATGCCTGGGATTCTACAAAAGAAGGATTTACTTCAAAATACCCAGAAAGAACTTTAGTATCCGCAACACTTTATACAAAATTATATGAAGGAAGAACAGATTATCAATTACAAAGCTGCTCTGCACCTACTGAGCCAGCAGAGATTCAAGATTTTATCATTTCGGCACCAGAAAAACCAGAAAAAATGTATCAATTACTTGTTTCTTATCTAAAAAATTGCAGAGAGGATGAGTGGGGAATTGTTGATTTAACACAAGAAATTTTGGAAGAAAATAAAGATAAACTTCTTATGTGGGGGGCAGCAAAAGCAATCCATCACAACTTTTATGGAGGACTCTTATATCATACTCTTTCAATGGTTCAGGAAGCCTATGTAACACAAAAAGCAAATAAGAGATTAAACAATGAATTACTTATTTGCGGAACAATTTTGCATGATATTGGAAAACTCCGAGAACTAACTACTGACGAGATTGGTGTATCTGACTATACGATAGAAGGTCGCCTTATAGGTCATATAGTATTAGCAGATGAAATGATATTAGAAAAAGTTTTCCTTGCTAAACAGGAGGGACATCCATATCCTAGTGAAAAAGTATCTATGCTTCGACACATGATACTTTCTCATCATGGTACAACAGAATGGGGAAGCCCAGTCGCACCTGCAATCTTAGAAGCTGAAGTATTGCACCAAATTGACTATATGGATTCAAGATTGATCCAATATACGGATGCATATAACAAGCTGGAAGCAGGAGAAATGTCTGAGCGAATCTACGGATTAGGTTCTAGCGTTGTGCGCCCTGGCTTTTATAAAAATAGTTAATAGCTGAACATTTTTATTTTTTCGCCAAGTAAACAGATATTGTGTTCCATATATCCGAAGGAATTTATTCCTTCGGATTTTTATTTTATACAGAAAAATTATCTTTCTCGCCTTTCTGTCATTCTAATAATAAAGAATATATGCGAAAGGAGACGAATAAATGTCTGATTATAGAAAATTTAATGAAGAAGTTCTTAGAGAAGTAAAACAGGAATGTAAAAAATATAACTATTGCGCAGAATTACGTTTTAATGAGATTCACATTCAGACCAAATTTGAATCATGGTACTTTGTTCCAAACGAATGCGGCATCATTAAGCTAATGCATGGAAACACTATTGGACACATTTCTGAACGATTTCACAAGCAGTTTTCTCGAAAAATGTCTTATAAAGATATGGTTCAGTATATACACGAACACGAAACGTCAAAATATACAAACCATGTTTTCACTTTTACATTTACAAAGACAGGCGGAATGAAAGCATATGCTTAACAAAGGAAGAAATATCGGCATTCAGCCTCTGTATAAAGGATACCGGCTGCGGATTAAAACAATATTCTCCTACGTTATTTTTTTATTTAATTCTCTCATCTATCATTCTTTTTATGTATGAAAGTGCAATAGATGAAAGGAGGATAATTTTTGTATTGTACGAATTCATAACAATAAATGTAAGGAGGAATAAAAAAAATGTGGGAGAAAAATAAAGATTTTAAAAGTATAACAGATGTTGTTCAATATCATACCGGAATGTTATCAGAAGAATTTTTAAATCCCCCGAAAGATCCACATATAAAAAATCTAAGAGATGCTGTTATCTTGACCCAAACATTTCTAAAAAAGGGGCTTCATGTTGCAATCATTGCAGATTATGATGTTGATGGCATTCTTGCTGCCATTAATCTTTATGAAGGATTAAAAGAATATATCAAGCAAGCAGGACTTACGAATAAACTTATAGTTCGTTTTCCTAAGAGATTTTCTGAAGGATATGGACTCAGCTCAAGAATTATAGATGAAATTCCCTGTGGATATTTTATAATCACCGTTGATAATGGCATCGCTGCTTTGGAACAAATAGCACAAGCAAAGAGAAAAGGAATTCCAGTGATTGTCACAGATCATCATTTATGTTCCGATACAAGCCTTCCAAGTGCAGATATCATTGTTGATCCAAATGCAATAGGAGGTTCTGAATTTGCAGGATATTGCGGTGCAGCAATTGCATATCGCTTCGCAAAGACGCTTATTCCTAAAAATAAAAAACTACTTGAACAACTCTTAGCTCTCACAGCTATCGCAACAATCACTGATGTAATGCCGTTATATGGAGATAATCGAAACATTGTAAAAAGAGGTTTAAAACTATTAAACCAGCGAAAAGTTCCCTACGGAATGAATGTATTACTTAATCTTCTACGTATCGAATATATCCAAGAAGATGATATCGGGTTCAAAATCGGACCAGTCCTTAATGCTGCTGGACGATTAGAAGACAATGGAGCAGAGAAGGTGTTTAATTTATTGAAAATGAAGGAACCTGATAATCCAATGTTAGAGAATGATCAAGAAGCATATACAGCTGCGTTAGAGTTGATTGAACTTAATAAAAAAAGACAGAATATTGTAAAAGAATCTATGAATAAGATTCAAGAAAACTATCCAGATGATGTATTAGCCAATGAACGATGTATCGTCCTATATGACAGTTCTTTCAATGAAGGGATTATTGGGATATTAGCAGGAAAATTAACTGAAAAATATAATGTTCCCGCTTTTGTTTTTACAGATCCTATATATCCTAAAAAAATTGGGTTATACAAAGGGTCTGGGCGCAGTGCAAGGAATATTCATTTAAAGAATTTGTTAGATAAGAACAAAGACTTATTAAGCGGCTATGGGGGTCACGCAGGAGCCGCCGGACTATCTATTGATAAGACAAAGTTATCTCAATTTTCTCAGCAGGTTAACCTTCAACTTTCAGATATTGTTTTATCTGAGCGTAGATGTTTGAAATATGATTTGGAGATATCTGCATCAGAAATCCCTTATTACATGGATGAACTTCAAAAATTTGCTCCGTATGGAGAAGGTAACCCTAATCCAGTATTCTTGATACATGATTTTTATCTTTCTCCGCGAAATGGTCATTTTTTTCAGAGAATCGGACAGAATGCAGAGCACATCAAGCTATACGGCAATAACATGGATGCTATTGGATTTGATATGGCTGAACGTTTTATCAACAATGAAGTCCCGAAGCAAATTGATATAATTGGAACCCTGTCTTTTAATTATTTTAATAATAGGAAGAAAATACAAATTGAGATATTTGATTATCTTTCTATTAAAAAAGAAAAAACTCCATTTATAGAATCACTGGAATCCCTTCTGACTTTATAACATTCAAAAGGATATTCGGGATTAAAAATTATCAAGGAGAACGATACGATGAATGCAAAAAATTTTAAAGAAGTAACTAGACAAGTGGCTGTAATCAAGACACAGAATCGAACTTTAGCTATCTATGCAAATCTCCGTCCTGTCAGCATAGAATCAGGAGAAGATTTTATGACAATTATTGATGGAAAGTTTAAGTTGGACTTGAATGATTTCTCAAATGGAAAAGGGGATAACGCAAAACACGTCCAGTTTAATCTGGATATTAAAGATATTAAATATCTTTATGCAAGAGCGAAAATGTTTGATATGCCCATGCCTTATAATATTATTAAAAATTATACCATGCCAGAGGCTATTATAAAGGATGGTCCAGATAAAGGAAAGGCAAAAACAAAAAAGATTTTTATCAGTAGAACTTCGGTAGATGAAAAAACTGGAAAACCAATGCGCTCTCCATGGGCAATCCAAATAGAAAATGGAGTGTCCAGACCGAAAAATGGTGGACGCAGTTCAGTAGAAATAGAACCAAACTCTTATCAATGCAGAGTAAGAGGATATATGCGAATAAATGATATCGATTTCTTAGATTTTATTGATAAGGCATATACTTATATGGAGGAATACCGTCATATTATTGCTCAGGATATTGTTCCAAGAGGAGAGAAAATACTGGACGAAATGCAAAAACGAAGAGGAAATACATATAATACTGTTCCGCCAGAGGAGTATATACCAGAAAGTCCAGGGCTAGTTAGCTCAGAACAACCAGAAGAAAATTTTTCAAAATCTTCTAATGCTCCAGTATCAACAAACTCTGCTACACAATCCAATAAAAGACCTCAATTGTATGAGGTTGTTGCTATCATTGGAGAACTGCAGGGATACGAAGATTATTTCCTGTCTAATTGTTTGATTAACAATAAGGAATATCTTATCTATTTTTATCCGCAATATATAACTAACGCCTTACAGGAGGCAATACGTCTAAAAAAAGCGACTAACATTTATGTTTATAAAAAAGAAAAAAATATTCTTTTCTATAAATTGGCCGCATCCAAAAAATAATACACCTACAATACATTAATTATAATGAAGACCTATTGAAGAAAATTCAATGGGTCTTTTTACATTCTATCATACTATTAATGAAAGGATGTGAAAATAATGATAAAAACAGATAGTTGGAACACTGTAACTTTACTTTGTGGTAATCATGGAGAAGATTTCAGTCATAAAATGCAATTAAAAGAAGGACCGCATTCCTTATTTTATTCTTGTCCCGAATATAAATCTATTTATGGGACAAATCATGAGGGTCGTTCTTGTAACAACAGGTTAACATTAGTTGATTTTGAACGGATGCTCAATCATCTTAATGAAAAATCTTATGCTCCGTTTGGACAGGAAGTAAACTTGACCGATTATACATGGACAGAAAAGAGAGTAACATACAAAGTGTTAGAACATAAAGGTGGAAGATATAAGGTTCTTATGTTAAATAAAAAAGCGGTATCTAAATAATAACCATAGAATTACATTACAAAAAGGAGGACCGTTTAAAGACGGTGGTGAATTTTTCTTTGGATTAAAAATTCAAGATATTTTTCACCTAAATTTTAATGAATGATATTCAACGTCAACAAATTCATGACCTTAGAAATGCTGGATATAGTTATAAAAAGATAGCTCAAAAGCTAGAAATAAATGAAAATACCGTTAAGACATATTGTAAGAGACATGGACTTGGGGGTATTGCAAAAGCACCAGCTTCTATTAATGAACCCTTTCATCAGTGTTTGTATTGTGGAACAGATATCCAGCAGCAATTAGGAAGAAAACCAAAAAAATTTTGCTCAGATATATGTAGAAACAAATGGTGGAATGAACATCCAGATAAAGTAAGGCGTAAAGCATACTATCATTTAATATGCAGACATTGCAAAAAGGAATTTATCTCTTATGGGAACAAAGAAAGGAAATATTGTTCGCACAATTGCTATATTCGCGAAAGATTCGGAGGTGATAAAAATGAAAAACAAATCATGTGAAAATGAAAAAAAATATTATGGAACGATGATTGTTGCATATCAACTATTAAAACAAAAAATTATCACAACTGAAGAATTTAAACAAATTGGAGAATTATTTCAAAATAAATATAAAATATCATCTCCTCTATTAATAAACATTTCTCTTCAACATTCCGTTGTCTGTGACTGAATGCTTTCTAAAAATTTTTTCCACAGAAAAACAGGTCGTATTAATTAATATATCATACTTTCTATAGAAACTATATATAAATAGCAAACGTATATTTGGAATATATGTTTGCTATATTAGTATGGAAATGATAAGATAAAATAAACAAATAAATAAAAAAGTTTAATGACTTTTATTGTAAAAAGAAGGAGGAAGTTTATGTCAAAAATACATAAGATAGAAGCGGTGATCCCCAAGCAAATAGAAAAGAAAAAAGTAGCTGCATATGCGCGAGTATCTGCTCTAACAGAAATGACACAGTATTCTTTTTCAGCGCAGGTTAATTATTATAGTGCATTAATTCAAAAGAATCCAAATTGGAAATATGTAGGAGTTTATGCTGATAAAGGGATTACCGGCAGATCCATAAAAAAACGTATAGAATTCAATCGTTTAATAGATGACTGCGATAACGGGAAAATTGACCTTATACTTACAAAATCGGTTAGCCGTTTTGCGAGAGATACTGTAGACACTTTGAATACTATAAGGCATTTAAAAAATATAGGAGTAGACGTTTATTTTGAAAAAGAAAATATTCACTCTATATCACAGGAGGGAGAATTACTTCTCACGTTTTTGGCCGCTTATGCCCAAGCAGAAAGTGAAAACACATCCGAAAATATAAAATGGGGAATTCGTAAAGGCTTCAAAGTAGGAAAACCAAATGGATATAAAGCTCCATATGGTTATAAATGGAATGGAAACAGTTACAGCATCGTCCCCGAACAAGGAGCAATTGTAAAAGAAATATACAAAAGATATCTTGACGGGGAGCCTGCTTATAGTATAGCAAAGACCCTAAAAAAAAGGGGAATTAAGGGACAAACAGGAATACCAATGGATGATTCTACTATTAGGTATATTGTTTCAAATATTTCTTATACGGGAACATTATTGTTGCAGAAATGGTTTTTTACACAAAATCATGTTCGGAAAGAAAATAAAGGTGAGTTGCCAATGTATGCTGTAGAAAACATGTTCGAACCTTTAATCTCTAAAGAAGATTTCCAAAAAGCATTACAGATTAAAAAAGAGAGAGCGGAAGCAATGCCAAACAAAAATCCTAGATTGACTGCATTTTCAGGTATTGTCAAATGTGGAAATTGTGGATGTTCTGTATGTAGACGAACGACAAGATACGGCAAAAAATGGGTTTGTAATGCTAAGGATCGGAAAGGTATGGCTGCATGTGATTTTCGAGATATTTATGAAATAGAACTAGAAGCGGCAGCAACAAAAGCATTAGCTGTCAATGAATTTAAAGAAGATTTAGTAAGAAGAGAAGTCAAACTTATTACAATTGATAATGCATATATTGTGTTCAATCTAAAAGATGGAAAAAAGAAACAGATTTTAAGAACTTATACGAAAGGATATAGTGGATTTTCTTGTAGATTATTTTGCGGAAATTGTCGTAAAATGCTTGAAGCTGATTCCAGAACATTAAGTATTAATGGGAAAAAAAAGAGATATAAAATATGGTGCTGCAGAAAATGTCCTGGGCAAAGAGAATTTGATGACGTTATAAGAAAAGCCACACAATCTCTTTTCAATGAACCACAATGTGAAGGATTATTTGCTCAGAATATAGAAAAGGCTATCATTTATAATGATAGGATAGATTTCTATTTTAAAGAAGGAAAGGTGATTACATGGGAAAAAGAGTAACTACAATTCCTGCTACATTAAATTTGTATGACTCTGTTTCTCTTAAAAATCCACAAAAAAGAAAAGTTGCAGGATACGCCAGAGTTTCCAAAGATATTGAAGAGCAGGCAACGAGTTATGCTGCTCAAGTTGATTACTATACTGCGTATATTAAAAAAAATCCGGAATGGGAATTTGCTGGTATATATACTGACGAAGGTATAACCGCCACAACAACCAAAAAACGAAATGGCTTTAAACAAATGATTGCTGATGCTCTCGCAGGAAAAATAGATTTAATTATAACTAAATCAGTTAGCAGGTTTGCTAGAAATACCGTTGATTCACTCACAACAGTCCGAGAATTAAAAGAAAACGGTATTGAAATTTATTTCGAGAAAGAGAATATTTGGACATTTGATTCAAAAGGAGAATTGCTTATAACCATTATGAGTTCTCTAGCTCAAGAAGAATCCCGATCTATCTCAGAAAATGTTAAATGGGGGAAAAGAAGAGCTTTTGCTAATGGAAAAGGTTCGTTGTCTTTTAATACCTTTTTAGGTTATGATAGAGGACCTAATGGAGAATTTGTTATCAATGAGGAACAGGCAGCAACAGTGAGATATATTTATGAAAAATTTCTTGAAGGATTTTCTGCTTATAGAATAGCAAAAGACCTAACCGAGATGGGAATAAAAACTCCTGGAGGAAAAGAAAAATGGGCTAATAGTTCAGTCCTTAAAATTTTAAAAAATGAGAAATATAAAGGAGATCTTTTATTTCAAAAAACATATATCAAAGACTTTCTCTCACATAAAAGTGTTCGTAATAATGGAGAAATCCCCCAGTATTACATAGAAGACCATCATGAAGGGATTATTACCGCAGAACAGTTTGACCAAGTACAATTAGAACTTTACAGGAGAAAAAAGATAAAAAAATATAGTGGAATAAGTATTTTTTCATCTATATTAAAATGCGGAAATTGTGGGGGGTGGTATGGTTCTAAAGTATGGAATTCAAATACCAAATATAAAAAAACTATCTATCAATGTAACAAAAAATATAAAAATAGATGTAAAACTCCTAATCTTTCAGAGTATGAAATCAAACAGCTCTTCGTTCAAGTTGTCAATCAATTAATTTCTGAAAAGGAAGAAATAATAAAAAATACAGAAGAGATGAAAAAAACTATTTGTGATATGAATAGTCTTACTATGGAATTAAAAGATAAAACTGCAGAAATTAATACTGTTGTAGAACAAATAAATAATATAGTAATTCAAAATAGTAAAGTATCATTAAATCAAGATGAATATAATAAAGAATATTTCAGATTAAAAAGAAAATATGATACCATTGCGTCAGAGATAGATAGACTCTCAAAGCAAATAAAAGAAAAAGATCTTCAAGGTAAATTATTTGATAATTTTATCAGCACCTTTAAGAAACAAAATGAAACGATTTCAGAGTTTGACGAATTCCTTTGGAGTGGCCTTGTATATGAAATCGTAGTATATACCAAACAAGACGTGCGATTTTTTCTAAAAAATGGTCTTGAAATCGATACTGGACTCTAATTATATTAAATACAACAAAGATAAACTAAGATAAGATTCGAAAGATAAAAAATGATATTATATTATATAGAAGAAACTCAGATGCACAGGCAAATTATTTACCATATATATTTATTATGGAATAATTTGCCTGTTTTTTATTATGCAGGATGTTGTCCAGATTGCCATAGAACCAGAGGATATTTCTACACAGCCACTTTACGGTCAGGAGAGTGAGCCTGTGTATACAGATGCCCCACACACTATTGAGATTAAAACAAAAGGGCTGCTTATCCATCTGAGTAATTCTGTTCATCCAGCACTTCTTCGAACTTTAATAGAATCCCTCAAGGAGTCATTAGGTTAGTGGATATCTCAAATGTTGATGCCATTTATATCGTATGTGGAAGAACCGATATGTGCAAATCCATTGACGGATTGTGTGCAATTATTCAAGACCAGTTCTCCATGGAGATTGACAATGCCCTCTATCTGTTCTACGGACGGAAATGTGACAGGATAAAAGCTATCCTGAAAGAACCGGACGGAATTGTCATGATCTATAAAAAACTCACTGTCAAGGGTTCTTACCGATGGCCGAGGGATAGATCTGAAGTACGCAATCTCACATGGAGGGAATTCGACTGCCTGATGTCAGGCATTGATATCGAACAGCCCAAAGCCATCCGTACACGGTAAACAGATGTAAAAAAGAGCTGCTTTTATTAGCAGCACTTCCTGTTTTCTGCTATAATAGAGCTATGAAAGACAGGAGGTAAACACAGTGGCAGACAGTTCCAAAGATATCCAGCTCCGTGAATTGAAAGACATGGTCGCTGAATTGAAAAATCTGATAAAGACCCTTCAGGAAACTGTCGATGCAGCAAATGAACGGGAAAAATCCCTTACACAGGAAAGGGATAATCTCAAGGAGGAACTCCGTCTTCTACGCCAGAAACTTTTTGGTACATCCAGCGAAAAAAGACCTGCACCTCCTAAGGAACAGAATCTTTTTAATGAGGCAGAAAAAGAACAGTATCCTGCTGCAGCAGAGGCAGAAGAAATAGCAGCTTCCCTTCCTGAAAAAAAACAAAAAGGAGAAAAGCCAGGGCTGCCGATGTAGAACGCTATAAAGGAATCCCTGTGACAAAGGAATATCTTAATCTTGAAGAAAAGAAATGCCCTGTCTGTGGTGCCGGTCTGGTATCAATCGGGGAAGAATTCGTCCGCCGGGAACTGGTATTTATACCGGCACAGCTGAAGGTGGTTAAATATTACAGTATCAGCTACAGCTGCCCAGAATGCAAAAGAAAGGATTTCCCTACAATCAAAAAAGGAAAAGATGGAAAAGCCCATATGCTGTATGGAATGGCTTCTGAGGGTACCGTTGCGTGGGTAATGTATCAGAAGTTCTGTAACAGCCTGCCATACTCCGTCAGGAAAAAGACTGGGAGCAGTATGGTGCTTCTATCACCCAGGCAACAATGGCAAACTGGGTAATCCGGAATTCAGAAGCATTCTTCCATCCAATGTATAAATATTTTCATCGGAAACTTTTAGAAAGGGGTTTTGTGATGGCAAATGAGACACCCCTTCAGGTACTGCATGAGGCAGGTCGCCGGGCGCAGACGAAGTCTTATATGTGGCTATTCCGGAGTGGGGAGGATGACGGGCCGCCAATCATACTATATAAATATTCAGAAACCCGCAGTGGGAATACAGCCGCAGAATTTTTAGATGGATTTCATGGCTATCTCATGTGTGATGGCTATAGCAGCTACAACAAAGTTCCAGATATAAAACGGACAGCCTGCTGGGCGCATATCCGCAGGTATCTAACCGATGCAGTTCCCCAAGGGAAGAAACTGGATTACAACCAGCCAGCCGTACAGGGAATCCTATATATAGAACTTTTCCGTTTAGAGGAAGACATCAAAGCAAAACATACCACCTTCGATGCTGTCAGAACACATAATTTCGCTTATGTTTTTAAGCACATAAGCGAAAAAACTGGCTGTTCTGCGACAGCCCGGATAGAGTAA